CGCACATATCTTGAACCTCACCAGATTCAAAGACTTGCATCTTGGGAGCAAACCAGGGATACTTCATCTCTTCATGCTCAAAGACGCCATGCTTGATCATCAACCAACCGAAACCAGCATAGTCAACAGTGAAGGGCTTCTTACGCTTAGACATCGTTTCCAGAGTTTCATGATTCATGACTCCACCGTTATTACGGAAGTCATCCTCATCCATCCAGTGTGCAACAGAAGAAGTTTGTCCGTCTTCAGTGCAATACCAACCAGAAGCAATGTCTTGATCCATCAAAATCAATTGATAGAACTTATCAGTGTTGAATACGATGTCACTATCAATCCACAATTGATAGTCATACTTCAGTTTGCCGTCCCAGGGAATTTGATCAGGTCCACGCAGAACGTTTGCTCCAAGACACTTACAACGGGCGAAGTTGACCATTGAAGAGTAGTCTTGTGAGATCTGAATCGCTGCACCACTCTGTACGATATCAAAACAGAGTTGAACAAAGTTCTTCAGAAAAGTGTAGGAGACTCCGCGTCCAGGCAAACAGAACACGATGGTCTTTCCTTTAATCATCTCTCTTGCCTTGTCATAGTCCCATTCGGGAGTCTTTGTGACAGCAGGAGATTTTGCTTTAACAGTAAATCCTTTAGCCATGAGATAGTGTAATTACGTCAGTTATCATACATGATTATGTAGAGGATGTCAACCGTCCTTGACTTCAGTTATTACAATACAATCTCCGTCAACCTCCATATTAACTACTGTCCCTTCATACCACCCATTTTCATTGACGATCCACTCTGGCAAAGTCACAATATAATCACCAGTTACTGGATCGACTTCTACGGGCACCAAATTTTCTCCGGGATTTTTTTGCATGTGCATAAATTCGTCCATTGATTTTATATAGAAAAAGTGTGAGTTTGATAAAGACCTCGCGAAAGCAAGACTTTATAGCTTAGAGGGACCCATGGTTTTTAGCCACACGCGCCGTTATAAAGAACCCCCGTAATCGGGGGCACTGCGTATACACGAACCAATAGAATTACACTGCGTTCGTATACTTACCATTGTTGAAGTTAGCATAACTGAACTGCGAACGATTGACCAACTTCACTGTACCGAACTCATTGGAGTAGACATAACCTTCCCCACCGATTGGGGTCTGTCCGATGTAAGCGGCGGGACCATCATTACGGCAGAGGTAGAGTGCATCATCCTTGATAGATTGCACCAACTTCCAGTAAGAAATCAACGTGTAATCACAATCAAACTCAGTATCAACGATGGGACGATTCTCACGGATACATGCATTCAATTGCTTCTTAATTTCCTTCGCTTGCTTCTCATCCACGAACTCAACATTCTGTGCCATAAGTTTAGCAAACCGAATCACCTCAGTAAGGTCTTCAAACGACCCTGCACACTTGTCATAGCTACCGCTGAAGATTCGCGCTTGAGGTTTAACGAACTTACAGTAGAATGTGTCGGTGATAGTGAAGTCCATTGGCAGCGCCATGGCATCACGAAGGTCAGAAAGTGCAATGTAGAAGGTATGCGGAGCGATGATAATTTCTTCGCTCACGATGTTATCAAATTTGTAAGTAATGGTGTTCGGAGTATACTCATCCGAACCGCCGAAACCTATAAAATCGCCTTGAAAAATACCATCGTGACGGGGTAGATAATCAAAGCATTTGTGCAGGATTTCTGCAACGTTCCCCGTGTGGTTAGCATCAATATCCTGATGAGATTCGTTGATCTTAATTTTAATTTTGTTAAAGACAGATTTGGTCCCCACGAAGAAATTACCCGTTGCAGGATTAACGCCCCAAACAATAGCGGGTGCACCATCAATCTTCACAGAAAGGTTACCCTCTGCCAGCAGCAAATCCAGCACGGAAAGGTCACCGGTCAGGATGGTATCTTCGGGGTGTTCGATGTGAAGGTTTTTGGTCATGATTGAAAAAGAAAAGTGAGGACAATTGAGGGGGAATTTAACCCCCAGAGTTATACTCAGACCAGCAGGTCAGAGGCAGCAAGTGCACCCAATCGCATCCCGTTACGAAACTCAGTGGTGAAGAATTCGGTGCCATTGTATAGGCGAACGAACCACTGAAAATCTTTTTGGAATACACCTTCGCCCGCGATTCCATGCTCATCCATGATAGCATTGAGACGGGATTTGGTGGTGTTAGATTGCCAACCACCATCAAAGAGGCGGATGTAATCTTCACCCACATCGGCAATATGATTGCCGTGGAGGTACACTTTAGACTCGCCAGTTTCAGCGTCAAAAGTAACAGAAGTGTTCGCAGATTGCCAATCCTGATTGTTGGAAATGGCGGCGTTCATTTGCTGTTCGATCTTACGCATGGTTTGGTTCGTTTCTTTGACTCTTTAAGTATGGCACCCCGTGGGGCGGTTTGGGGAGAATGGTGGACAGTTCAGAGATCGGTCATCATGTCCAGCATCTCAGCGGCATCAATGGCAGCATCATCCCAGCGCACCCCATCGCGGGTTTGCACAAGGTGGCGACCGATCTGCCCTTCGGTCATGCAGCGCACGAACTTCTCCCAGGGGGTCTCCCAGGGGGCACAGAACTCAACACATGCCTTGGCAGTGTTGTAGAGAAACTCATCGTTGCTGATCCACAGGGCAGCGTTCCAGGTTTCGTAGTTTGCCCAACCGTTGTAGGTGGTGTCGGTTGCCAGGTTGTGGATGGCGTTGCTCATGTCGGTTCGTTTGGTATGGGATAATTCTACAGGGTCAGCGGCGGATCAGATCCCCTGCGGTGTGCAGTGCGTCCGCTGTCACAATGCGGACGGGGCGGATCGGTTCCCAGAGTAGATACAACAGACCAGCGGCGACGATCAGTTTAAGCATGGTGGCACGATGGAAGTCAGCGGAACGGGAGCGGGTGAGTGCTTTGATCATTTGGCGACCCCGAACACCAGATCAGCGATGGCGTTGGTGTTGGCATCGGTGCGACACCAGCGGATCGGATCGCCAGACTGAGGGATCATCCAGATCATGCACTCCTCGCCCCATGCCTGACCCAAGCGGTAAGCGTGGTTGATATCCGTTGCCCAATCGCAACCGTAGGAATCAAAGGAACCCCACGCGGTAGGTTGAACTGCAAAAGTCATGGCGTCGTTTGAACTTCAGTCATTATAGGCACGGGATCCGCCGATTCCAGGCGCTGGGTGGACAGTGCGCCAGCTGGTACAGCGGAGCGGCCGCCCTGAGTATAAAGAACTCAGGGGAGAGTTGGTTATACTCAGTAACGCGAATCGTTGTTGAATTCTTTATACACTTCGGAGACTTCCTCCCAGTGCTCATCACGAAGGGGACCACACATGTCCTCCATCCAATCATAAACCATTGCCCAATCGGCGTCGTTTTCAGTAATGAACTGAGGGAGAGATTCCAGGTAGAAGTTGAAAGAATTCATGGCAAAAGTGCAAGGATCAGTGTACATCAGAGACCGTTCAGAAAGTCTGCCATTGCTTCACGATACTCTTCTTCAGTATCAAAAACGCGACCATGGATAGTCTTAGGAAACTCACCCAACTTAGCAGGGGTGGGCACATAATCGCGACCCTTAGCGTAGATCTGAGCGATGTAGGGATTTGAAGTGGTTTTGTTCATGAGAGTATGATGGCACGGATCGGGGATCCCCGTAGTTCGTGGTGATACCAAACGGGAAATCCATTGATCATCCGTGCTTATCATTCAGCGGCGATTGATGGGGCGGCTGCGATTCTCAATAGTGAGAGTAGTTGAGAATCAGAACAGTTTGTATCAATAATCGGTGTTTCCGTTGATATAATTTTCTACGTCAAACTTTTCTTCCTTTTCCCACTCCTCTTTGAAATCTATCACGTCGTAGATCTCACCAGGAGCATCAACAATCTCAGTCCAGAGTTCATCAAACATTGTGCAATTTCCTGACGACTTGAGTACAATACACGATCTGGGGTGCAATGGTCGATATTATGGACAGTTCAACTTGTGGCACACATTCTGTACCATGAGCACAAAAAATGGGATAATGAGTAACACGAACTCATCACCCCGAGTTTGTATAATTTACTGACGAATCAGTAGATGTCAACAACTGGTTGAACATGTACATCTACTTTCTCATCACCTTCGAGTTCCAAAAGATCTTTCCAGTCAAGATCTTCCAGGTAAAGATCATCATAACACGAAATGTCTAAAGTTACAACAACCCGATTCTTCTGTGCTAACATGATAGGAACTGCGAGGGTACTAGATTATATCATGCATAATGAATATATGCAAGCGTCTCATAATCATGCGAATCGCGTTCATACTCATCATCTAGGTCATGTGTATAACGTTCATCTAGATGCGCGTTCATGTGTACATATGCATCATAGATCTCGTCTAGATCATATGTGCAATCCTGCGCGAATGTATAGTCTAGATCGTAATCGTCGTACATGAGGAAGCTAGGCGAGATGTGTGGATACTAGTGTATGATACATGAATCTAGACGAGATTGCAAGCTAGATGAGCATATGTGTGTGATCTCGTCTAGACGTGAGCTAGACTAGATTATTATGCGCGGAGCTAGTCTAGATCCGATCTAGTGCACCGTCTCGTCTAGATTCATAAAACTTATTTATAATCCCTTTGAGTAATTATGTACTTCTGCTAACATTTCGCCGTCCCCGTACTTGACAAACTTCGCGTTTCATAGTACGCTCGCTTAGCTCACAATACCTGAGCACCTTTTCATAAGGTATAAAGACAATACCTGAGCACCTTTATGAGACTTAAATCACACATTATTCTCAATAATTATTGCTAATGAGAATCATTAAAGAAAAAACAGTTTTATATTTATTATTACATTTAAAACCTATTTTTTAATATAAATTGTATAATTTGTTACAGGATCTTGACTATTCCAGTGTCTCACTACCCCTGATACAATAAAAGCATTAGTAACCAAGTAACTAACAAATATACAGGTGCGTATGATAGCAATCGTATCTGATTCTCTGTCGTCACTTGATGCTTTCTCCCCTAATGCTTTCGCCCACCATCTCCACAATGTCTTCCTCTTTTCTTTCATTTATCAAGAATCAATTCATGATCATATTGTGTTGCTCTTCTTCCAATATACAATAACTTATCCCATTCCTGAGCATAACACACGACAAGACAGTGAATCTTCTCATGTATAGGACATTCTTTGAGATCATCACTATCCTTACATTTCACTCCTATCTCAATCGTACAATACTGATCACCGACAAAATACACCCAACCTTCAATGTTCTTCCATTTGACATAATCATTGACTGTTGGTTTGTACATCAGGAAAACGCCGCCATGAGTGGATTAAGATTTAATTGCATCGCTGAGTATGCAGTAGTATTCTTCACATCTACCTTATCACCTTGCTTGGTGGCATTGATAGGCGCGAAATACTCTCGGGTTTTGGAGTTGTAGAATCCCCAGATACAAGGACATTCATGATGATCATTGTAGACAAACCCACGACGATGTATAATCCAAATTGATAGAACATTACTTTTAAAGCGTAATGCTTCGTATCTGTATCCATCAGGGGCTTTGTGCGGGAAACTCTCGGGTAGTTCATTCATCAACAACAACACGAAGTCTATTAGGATTGTATCCTTCTGCAAGCAAATCATTCACCTTTTGAGTTGCTTGCTCTTTAGTCATCTTAACAGCATCATCATCTTGAGTCTGCCATCCAGATGTACAAAGTTCTTCAATTCTGTAGAGTCGTTCCATTTGATTGTTCTTGCGATTGTTCCAGTTTAGTATAATAATTAGTGCCTGTCAAGCATGAGTATTGGCGCCGAAGTTCATACTTAATACCATGCAGTTTCCCACACATATAATTCTCATAGGCATTACCCTTGAGCAGATTCAGTAGATTCTCAACTTGCATTTGTGCAAGAATGATCTTTTCCCTTTCAGTCACAGAAACTCCGCCATGTAGTAATCAACAGTCAATTCAAGTTCTGCTGCTTTCTGTTCAATCTCCATTGCATACTCTTGGGCGAAGGTATCACTCTCTACGGAACAAAACAGATCCAGAGTGCTTTCATGCATGTAATCAGAATGATGGTTCACAGTCATTAACTTGATAAAGGGTTGAATGGTCCATACTATCATAGACCTTTTTCAGGCGATCATGAATAGCTCTGGCGCTTCCATAATACCGCCCGATCTGATACTCATCTCCACTGTCTAACAGTTGCAGAGCAGAGAGAATTACTCCTAACTCATGGACATTCAGAGATACATTCTTTTCGTGAGGCATAACACATCATTGCGTTCATTCTAATTATACCACATCCACGGGCATCAAACCCTCTAGCACTTCCTCATCATACAGATCTTTAATCTCTTCCTTCATCTGATCTTCGGTACATTCTTGATAAGAATCCATCAACATATCAAATGCCATTTGACACAAATCATCTAGGTCCATACCATCAATAATCATGTTGGCATAGTTTTCTTTCAGTTGGTTGAGTTGTTCGTTGTTCATGATGTTAGGATCGGTGGGAAAAGAAACAAATGCCATCAGAGAATACCTTTGTCTAAGAATGTGTCGTTGATGATGCCACAGATGGCACGTTCTTCAAATTCATAGTCACCCCAGATTGCAAATGCAACCTCAACCTGTTCAATAATCTCATCCCGTAATTGTCGGGCTTGATCAACAGTCAGTGACTCAACAGTTGTAGGCATGGAGTTCTCCCAGAAATCAGTCCAATCTTGAGAAGTTGCTTCGGTTACCATAGCATCAAACCATCAGAGGAGAGTAATCAGAACCAGTGTATGCTTCCAGGTTAAAGTCCAGGACTT